GCTAAAGAACAACAAAGCTCTCTTGAAGATCGCATGAAGAAAGTCGATGAGATGGAGCGTCGAACAGCTCGTGAGAAAGCTGAAGTAGAACTTCTGCAGATTCATCCTGACTTCAACGAAATTCGTGATCAAGATGACTTCCATGACTGGGTGGAAGATCAGCCTAAATGGGTACAGCAAGCTTTGTATGAAAACGATACAGACGCTAGGGCAGCTGCTCGTGCCATTGATTTGTATAAGGCTGACAAAGGCATCAAGAAAGCTAAAGCTTCTGACAGCAGAGATGCTGCTAAAGCCATCAACACTAGGGCTGGTAAGTCTGCCCCTAACGTTGACGGTGCTGACGGTGTCATCTACGAAAGTCAAGTGGCAAAGATGTCAGATAGAGAGTACGAAGCTCGTCAAGAAGAGATTCAGAAAGCTATCCGTTCTGGTAAATTTGTCTACGACGTTAGTGGTAGTGCACGTTAATTTTCAGAGTGTGATATAACTAGGGGGAGAGACGAGTGTCTACTCCCTCTTTTTTATTGTGTCCCCGTTTTTATAAACCAACGGACACACCTTATTTTTATATTGTTCTCGCATAGACTTGTCTGTCCGATAACCATTTTGAATTAGCCGTTAAGAGTAACAATATCTAGAGTTGTTATCATTGACCACCTAAGAATGAATGCCCGGTAGCAGTTAACGTGAGTTATTGTCATATTTCATTTAGGAGTTTATTATGACATTTCCTTCCGCTGCTGGCTACGGAAACCTGCCTAATGGTGTCTGGTCGCCTGTAATCTATTCTAAGCAAGTTCAGCTTGCTCTTCGTAAGTCGTCTGTTGCTGAAGCTATCACCAACAACGACTATTTCGGTGAAATCGCCAACATGGGCGATAGCGTTAAGATCATCAAAGAACCCGAAGTGTCTGTTAAGTCTTATGCTCGTGGCACTCAAGTGCAAGCTCAAGACCTCGAAGACAGCGATTTCACTTTGGTGGTTGACAAAGCTAACTACTTTGCATTCAAAGTGGATGACATCGAAGGTGCTCAGTCTCACGTGAACTGGATGTCTCTGGCTTCTGATCGTGCTGCCTATCGTCTGAAGGACAACTATGACCAAGACGTGTTGGGTTACATGACTGGCTACGAACAATCTGTTAATGGTGAAGTTGCTGACACTGCACGTTCTGCTGCTTCTGGTACCAAAGCCATCTCTACTGCTGGTTCTGACGAATTGCTTTCTTCTATGAAACTGAAGAAAGGTGACTTCTCGAACATCACCACCTCTTCTGCTGGTGACCATTCGATTCCTGTTGCTCCTCGTCTGCCCGGTGCCACTGCACTGCCTACCGCTTCTGCATCTCCCTTGATGGTGATTGCACGTATGTCTCGCCTGTTGGATCAACAATTTGTTGACACCAACGGTCGTTTCCTCGTTGTCGATCCTATCTTCGTTGAAATGTTGAAAGACGAAGACTCACGTGCTCTGAACGCTGACTTCGGTGGTTCTGGCTTGCAAAACGGTTTGGTGTTGAACAACCTGCACGGCTTCAAAGTGTATGTGTCTAACAACCTGCCTAAGATTGGCACTGGTGCTGGTACCGCTGGTACCGCTAACCAGAACACCAACTTCGGTATCATCGTTGCTGGTCACGAATCGGCTGTCGCTACTGCTGAACAAATCAGCAAGACCGAAACCTATCGTGATCCTGACAGCTTCGCTGACATCGTGCGCGGTATGCACCTCTACGGAAGAAAACTTCTGCGGCCCGAGGCTATCGTCAGCGCCAAGTACAACGTTGCTTGATAGTGAAACGGAGAGGGTGGTAACATCCTCTCTTTTCCACACTCACTGAAAAGGAATTTAAATAATGGCTACCGTATCTACTCTCGCTCGTGCCGTTGGTGGCAAGGGCAATCCCGGACGTAAAGTTTACGTCGTTGAAAAAGAAATCGACTTGGCTGCTGCAGCTACCGCTAAAGGTTCTGCATTGGCTGCTGCCGATATTATCCAAGCTATCACCGTTCCCGCTGGTGCTTTGATTGTGAACGCTGGTATGGAATGTACCGCTACCCCTGCTGGTGGCACTGGTACCGTTCTTGACCTCGGCGTTACTGGCGTCGATGTTGACGTGTTTGTTGACGGTTTCGCTTTCGATAGCGCAACTGCTGGCGATTACGCTCAAAACGCTGCTGCCTTCCAACCCGTTGTGATTGGCACAGAAGACACTATCGACGTGTTGATCCAAGCTGCTAGCACCGTCTCTACCTCTGGTAAAGTGCGCGTGTGGGCTGTGTTGGTTGACGTTAGCGAAATCGGTGTAACCGAAGGCGCTATTGCTGACCGCGATCAGCTTGCTTAATCTTTAAGCATAGGACGGGGGCGTTGAGTCCCCGTCTTTATATTTTAAATGTGCATAATGATGTGCATATCTAAAATGTAAGGGGTAAACAAATGGCAATCACTTCTGCTATCTGCACATCTTTTAAGAAAGAGTTGCTAGAAGGTAAGCATGATTTTAATGCTACCAGTGGTCACACTTTCAAGATGGCATTGTACACATCGTCTGCAACATTGGGTGCAGCCACTACAGACTATTCTTCAACCAATGAAGTTGTTGGTACAGGTTATACTGCTGGTGGTGTTGAACTCACCAACATTGATCCTACGACAAGTGGCACTACCGCTTTCATCGACTTCGCTGATGCAACATGGGCAAATGCCACCATCACTGCAGCTGGTGCTTTGATTTATAACACCACTACCGATGGTGGTAGCGGAACCACAGACGCTGTAGCTGTGATTAGTTTCGGTGGAGATAAGACATCTACTAACGGTGACTTTGTTGTACAGTTCCCAACAGCAGACGCTTCTAACGCTATTGTTCGCATAGCCTAAGGGGGACATCAATGTCCTCCACGATCCGTTCGGGAGCCGTATACGGAATAGGTAGATATGGAGACATCAGATATGGTGTCTCTAATGTCACCTATATACCCGATGGAGTCTCCGTCACCGCCACTAGCGATAGTGGCGTTGTCATTATTGGTGATGCCAATCACGTTGTGGTTGGTGTCTCTATGGCTGCTGCTGTCAGCAGTGTTGGTGTTGTTGGTGTAGCTGTCACCAGCGTTGCTGGTGTTCAAGCAACGGCAAGTATCGGTGACAATGTTAGCTTCGTTCTTGATTGTAAGTTTACACCTGCTGGTGTAGAAGCTCAAGTTGCTGTTGGAACGCTGACAGTTGTAGCCAAAGCTGTTGTGGCTGCTACAGGTGTCAGCAGTGATGTTAGTGTCGGCTCACTTGTTGTATACGCTGATGCCAACGTGTTACCGTCTGGTGTTGAAGCTGCTGTTTATTTAGGCACTCCGACACAGAAAACAGTAAACCGTATCCCTGTTGATGGCATATCTGTTACAGCCTCTGTTGGTGATGTAACAATTGTTGCAGAGTCTAACACTGTTCTTGTTGGTGTTGAAAGCAATGTTACAATTGGAACAGCAGAAGTAGCAGCAGACGCTAACACTGCTATTACAGGAGTATCAGCGTCGGTAAGTGTTGGCAGTGTCAGCTTTATTCTTGACTGCCGATTCGAAATTGCTGGACATGGTATAACGGGTAATGTTGGTGCTGTGGTTGTTACCACCACCGTTTATGTATTTGATCCAGACGCTTTTGATAGGCAACGGGTTGTTTATGTTGAAAGACGGGCTAGCTCTTCAGAACGCACTGTTCGAGTAGAACAACAAAACAGAATAGTGATGGTCGAAAGAAAACCCGATATCTTTGACAGATACGCATATATTGATGAAGAAGTGAGACAGGCGTATATACCGAGACGTAGCACTTCTCATGAAAGAACAGTAAGGATACCCTAATGTCGTTTCGCTGGCCTAACAAAGATCCTGATGAAAGTTTAGACTACAGTGTTGATTGGTCTAGATGGTTAGGTGCTGCCACCATTTCTTCAGCTTCGTGGTATATTGACGATGCTGATGGTGTTAAGACATCTTTCACTGCTGGTAATACTGTTAATGGTTTGCAGAACGTTTCACAAACAGCAACGTCTACAGTGGCAACCATTATTCTCGGCTTAGGTACAAACAACACTGAATACAAAATCTATTGTCGAATTGTTGATAGTAGCGGCAGCGTTGCTGAACGTACAGTGAAGCTGCGAGTGAAGGAACAATAATGGCTTATAACTATCTTGAACTTGTCAATGCTGTATGTCGTAAGCTTAATGAAGTGGAACTAACCTCTTCTAATTTTGCAACGGCTAAGGGCTTTTATTCGCACGTTAAAGACGCTGTAAACAATGCTATAAGAGACATTAACCAGACACACTACGAGTGGCCCTTTAATCACATCACAGCAGAGGAAACGCTGACAACTGGTACCAGTCGTTATGCTTTCCCTTCTGATGCGTCTACGATTGATTTTGATAGCTTCCGTGTCAAAGCTGACAGCACGTTTGGTAACGCAACTTCACGTTTGTCTGTAATCACTTATGACACGTATTTGCAAAAGCATGTTGATCAAGAGTACACAGAAGATACCAGTGTCTACGATGTTCCTCAACATGTTGCTCATGCTCCTTCATTGGAATATGTTGTTGTTCCCCCGCCTGATAAAGACTATGACATTGTCTACGAATACTATAGAGTTCCTGTAGACTTAGAGCTTTATTCAGATGTGCCGTCAATTCCTGAAAGATTTAAACACATTATTCTAGACGGTGCTGCCTATCACACTTACATGTTTAGAAGCAATGAGCAGTCTGCTGCCATGTCTAAATCGAAGTTTGAAGAAGGCATCAAACGTATGCGTATTATTCTGATTAACAGATATGAGAATGTCAATTCAACAATGTTGATTGAACCATCTCGTTATATTGCAGGACCGAGGGTTGCTTAATGGCTGACGCATGGCAAACGTATCCGTTTGAGTTTAAGGGTGGGTTGATTAGCAATCTGTCTCCTCTTCAGCAAGGTACGCAAGCACCCGGTAGTGCTCGTATTCTTAGAAACTTCGAACCTTCGACAGACGGTGGTTATAAGCGCATATTGGGATATGAGAAGTATGACGATGCTTTTATTCCTTATTGGGGTAAAGCATATGTTCAAGGAAGTGGTCAGACAGGTAACACTCTTGTAGTTGGTGGTTTGTCTTCTGCACCTGAAGAGGGTAACACTGTCACTGTAGATGGTGATGAATACATTATTTCCACAGGTGGTGTTTCTTATAACTCTTCGTATAAACAAGCAACATTGACATTGACAACGTCATTATCAGCTAGCTATGCTGATAAAGAAGTGGTAACGTTTAGCAATAACACTTCTGACTATTTGGTGACAGGTGTTGCTGCTTGGGATGGAGACGTTGTTGCTACACGTGGTAACGATGTTTATGAGTCTACAGGTAGTGGTTTTACTCTTATCAGTGTTCCGTCATATGGAACAGTGTTGGTTAATGGTGCAGGTCAAACAGGAACGTCTCTGGTTGTTGATGGTCTGACAGGCTCTCCACAGATTGGTGACGTGTTCTACATTAACGGTGTAGAAAAAGTGTATACATTACAGGCAACACCGACAGTGACGTCTGGTGGAGCTACATTGTCTATTTATCCAGCACTTGCATCAGCTCCTTCTGACAATTCTGGTATAACGTTTGTATCAACATCTTTTACATCTGGAACAAAGACTAGATTTACTCGATATAGACTTGGTTCAGTTCAGAAGATTGCTGGTGTTAATGGTGTTTCTTATCCTTTCACGTATAATGGTGTATTCGAAAAGCTAACAGGTTTAGCTGATATTGAGGGTGCTGAATACATAACGTGGTTTAAGAATAGTTTGTTTCTAGCTAAGGGCGATCAATTAACGTTTACCGCCCCGTTTACAGATGACGATTTCTCAGCAGCTAACGGTGCTGGTATTATTAA